TCAAAAGCAACCGCTTCCAAATATGGAAGTAAATCACTTTTCATTAGCATCATTAGCACCTGGCACTCTGGATCCCCAAAACGTACATTATATTCTATAACGTATGGTTTTCCGTTACAAATCATTAATCCAATATATAACACTCCTTTATACGGTATGCCTTCTTCCTGCATTCCGTTGATGGTGGGAATAATAATATTTTTTTCTACTAATGCTTTAAGTTCTTCAGTCATTATTGGAGCCGGTGCATATGCTCCCATACCGCCCGTATTAGACCCTATATCGCCCTCTCCCACACGTTTATGGTCTTGGCAATAAGGAAGTACTTTATAATCTATACCATCAGTTAATACAAAACAACTTACTTCTTCACCGTGAATAAAATCTTCAATTAATATTTTATTTGATGAAGAATTAAATTTATTTGAAGTAAAACTTTCAGCGGCTTCGTTTGCTTTGTGTTTCACAAATCACCACGCCTTTGCCACCGCATAATCCATCTTCTTTAATAACAAGCGGATAACTACGCGTGTTTAATATTACTTCTTCTATATCATCTCGCGTATACGTTATCCAATGTGTGGTAGGAATATCATTACGCTGCATAAATTGTTTTGCCCATAACTTACTCGTTTCCAATCGTCCTGCTAACTTTGAAGGACCAAATACAGGAATAAGTTTTGATTCTAATTCATCTGTAAGTCCTTCAGCAATGGGGGCTTCGGGTCCGATAACTGTTAAGTAATGTTCAACAGTTGGCTCTATTTCTACACCTTCTTGTTGTAATTTCCAACGAAGAGAATCTTCTCGGCCTCCGTTTCCAATTATTGATACTTTATTTTTCATAAATTTGATTTTGTTGATTATTAACCATAACAAAGGTTGCACATTTTGGTATATCTTTTATTCTTCGAGCACCAATCATTGTACATGCGCTCCTGAGTCCGCCTAAAATATTTTTTATTGTGTTACGAACAGGACCTTTGGACTCAATTGTAACTAGTTTACCTTCTGCGCTTGTGTAACCGTCTTTTCTCGCACCATGTATTTCTTTTGCGCGCTCAGAACTCATACCATAAAATTCATATTTACCATCAATTAATTCTACTTCGCCTTCATCATGAAATGCTAGCATGCCTCCTAACATAACAAAGTCTGCTCCCGCACCAAATGCTTTTGTTATATCTCCGGGAACAGTACATCCACCGTCAGCAATTACATGTCCACCTAAACCATGTGCTGCATCAGCACATTCCATTATACCACTTACTTGAGGCATACCCACTCCCGTTTGTTCTCGCGTAGTACATACACTGCCAGGACCTATACCACATTTAATTATATCTGCACCTGATATACATAATTGCTCTGTCATTTCTGCGGTAATAACATTGCCGGCAATAATAATTTTATCTGGAAAGTCATCTCGTACACGTTTAACAAAATCAGCAAAATTTTGTTGATAACCATTTGCTACATCAATACAAATAAATTTGACTTCTGGCCATTCAGTTAATACTGCTTTTGCGGTTGCATAGTCTTCTGCATCTTCTTTCCAAATAGCATTGGTACCAGTACTGACCACTACATTATTTAAACGTAATCCTTTGTCTACTGCTTCTCTCCAATTATCAAATGTATAATACTTTCTAATTGTAGTGAGCATATTAAATTCTTGTAATATCATTGCCATTGAAAAAGTTCCTACACCATCCATATTAGATGACATAATAGGAGTACCTGCCCAGTGCCCGGCGGATTCTTCCCAATGTCTAAATGTAAATTCTCTTTCTAAATTTACACTTCGTCTGCTAGATATTGTGGATCGTTTTGGTTCTAACAGTACATCTTTAAAATCTAATTTTATGTCTGGTTTTATTCTCATAAATTATGTAAATCTAATATGCGTTTTGCATATAGTGCCGCGTTAATCGCACCATGTTTTCCTACGGACATGCATGCTACCGGAACTCCCTTAGGCATTTGAACAATACTCAATAAACTATCAATTCCCATCAAATCACTTTTCATAGGTACGCCAATAACAGGTAATTTTGTTTGTGATGCAACTACTCCCGGTAATGCGGCAGACATTCCAGCGGCAGCGATAATAATTTTATATCCTGTTGCTTCCCATTTTTTAATATACTCTGTTACTTTTTCTGGATTTCTATGTGCAGATGCAGTAACTATTTCATTGTCAATATTTAATTCATCTAATTTATCAACACAATTATTCATTGTCTCTAGGTCACTATCGCTTCCTACTATTATTCCTATCATACTATTTCTCCTAAATGAATTGAATCCACAGGAATTTTTTCAACCTCTTCTGATGATAATACTATAACCATTCCTATACCGCAATTAAATGTATTACGCATTTTTTCTTTTGTCATTTTTGTTTTAGATTGAATCCATTCAAAATGATGAGGGTGTGCATAATATCCATAGTGCGGTTTGTATGCAACCTTTAAATTGTCTGGAAGAATCCTGTCTACATTTTTAAACCCTCCACCTGTGATATGCGCAAGGGCTTTTATATTAACTCCGGCCTTTCTAATCAAGTCGATGTCTTTAACATATATTTTAGTCGGCTCTAACAAATTGTCTAAAAAATCCATATCTGAACGTGTATCTATGTAATATTTGTCCATGAGTGCTTGACGTATTATGGTAAAACCATTTGAATGAAATCCTGATGATTTAAGCCCTATTACTGAATCTCCTACTACTATATTATCTTTTGGCAATGACTCTTCTTTTATTCTTCCTACACCAAACCCACAAACATCAAATGTATCTTTTTCTATAATGTCTGGTAGTTCAGCAGTTTCACCACCTATTAATTCCATTTCACTTTCCACACATCCTTCATGAATTCCTTCTAATACTTCATTAAAATCTTCTTCATTAACATTTGCTGAACAAAAATAATCTAAAAAGAATAATGGCTCAGCTCCGCTACATAATAAATCGTTTGCAACCATTGCAACACAATCAATGCCTATAGTATCCAATGATCTATTATGATGATTTTTTGCAACTTGCGCCAATAATATTTTTGTTCCTACGCCATCACACGAAGCAACTAATGTCCTTGAATAAGAATACCCAAACCCTACTTTTGGTAATGGTAAGGTATATTCGCCAGCATATCCTCCTATTTGCTTTGAGTACTGTTTAATACCTTCAACTAATTTGTCATTTTTATCTGCCATAAAATTTTTCTAATATTTTAATTCCGTCTTGAGAACAATGATAAGTTTCAAATGCTCTTTCTGGATGAGGCATCATTCCTAATACATTAGCATAAGAAACTCCTGCTATGCGATGTATTGATCCGTTAATATTTTCTGTGTATGTAAATTCAATATTAATTTTTGATGGATTGGGATGATAATAATTACCTTCAGCGTGCGCTACAGGTATTGTATAAATGTTATGCATATCAATAACTGTTACGGGCTTACATATAAATTTTTGTGTTTGATTTATTCGTAACGTGCCGGGTAATAATCCTGCTTCACATAGTATTTGAAATCCATTACAAATACCTAATATTTTTCTATCTGTTTTTTTAAGTTCTTTCATAATAGGACTAAGAGGTGCTAATGCACCGGCACGTAAATAATCTCCATAACTAAATCCACCGGGTAATACATATAAGTCTACATCAGGTAATTGTGTTTCTTTATGCCAAACACGAATAGGATTTATACCTGTATAATTGTACAAAAAACGTTCCATTTCGTTATCACAATTACTACCAGGAAATATTATTATTGCCGTTTTCATAACATTAGTCCAACTCCACCTATTACCGGAGTCGGCATAATTCCCCTACCTGATGTTTCATTATAAAAACTTACATTGCCACTAACGACGGGAAACTTTAATTTTTTGCAGGTATCCGCCATACTTAAAACAGTTCTGGCAAATTCATACATAACATTTTCATTTTCAGGATTTCCAAAATTTAAACAATTAGTAATACCTAATGGCTTAGCACCTACACCTTTTAACTTATTATAACATGTTTCTATAATAGAAGCAACCCCTATTCTAGGATTATGATTACACAAAGGAGCATTACTTATAGTTGTAATAGCAATTCCTTTATTACTGTTTGGTAATCTCATAATAGCGGGATCTTTTTGTAATCCGTGTATTGTATTTCCCATTACTTGGGAATCATATTGTTCCCATACCCAATTCATATTAAAATCTGGAACTTCCGGAACCGGAGGAAAAGGAGCAAGATCGACAGTTCCTTTTTTAGGAAAAATGTGTCTTTCTAATACTGGTGCTTCTAATGCTTTTAATGGAATATCACACGCAATATCATCTTTTACCTTCACTACAAAACTATTAGTATCTGTTAATGTGCCTAATATAAAACAATCTAAATCCCATTTTTCAAATATTTTACTTACATTTTTATTAATTAATGCTTCAAAATCAAGAACAAACAACATTCGTTCTTGGCTTTCACTAAGTAAAATTTCCCATGGTTCCATTCCTTCTTCTCTTAAAGGTACTTCCGATAAGTCTATTTCAATACCATAATTACCTTTAATTGCTACTTCCGTAGTAGAAGATGTTAATCCAGCCGCTCCCATATCTTGTGCTGCAATAACTGAACCAGTTTCGAATAATTCTAATGAGGCTTCTAATAATAATTTTTCATAAAATGGATCACCCACTTGCACTGTAGGTCGTTTGTCTTCCCCTTCTGCAAATTCTTCACTTGCCATAATAGCACCGCCAATACCATCTCGCCCTGTCTTAGCACCGACATAAACAACAATTCCTTTTTTTCTTGGAACACTAGTAAAAATTTTTTTATTAGTATAACCAACACTCATGGCGTTAACAAGAGGATTTTGTGTATAACAATCAGAAAAATAGCACTTGCTACTAATTGTAGGAATACCAACGCAATTGCCATAATCAGCAATCCCCTTAACCACCCCATCGATTACTCTCCTGTCATTTGTTGATCCAAAATGTAATGAATTTAAATTTGCGATGGGACGGGCACCCATAGTAAAGATATCTCTCATGATGCCGCCTACTCCTGTTGCGGCTCCTTGATATGGTTCTATGAAACTGGGATGATTATGACTTTCTATTTTAAAAACTAGTTTATCGCCATGTCCTATATCCACAACCCCTGCATTTTCACCTGGTCCAGATATAACATGTTCACCTTTTGTATAAAGTTCTTTCAACCAATACTTAGAACTCTTATAAGAACAATGTTCACTCCACATTGCATCAAAGACATGAGTTTCTGTTGGGTTTGGTATTCGTCCTAAAGAGTTTTCTATTAATTTTATTTCTTCATTCGTCAACATTCATTCATCCATAATAATACCAAATTCATTGCGTAATTCATAATCGTATAACAAAGTATTTACGAGCACCTGCTTACATAATTTATTAGCTTCTGCAACAGGTGCTTCCAAATAAAACACCTGACCTACCTTTACATTTTTAACATGCCAGTCATCTTGATTTAATTTTTGTTCAATGGCATCACCTTCTATATCTTTAATACCTTCTCGTAATTTTGTTGTAACTTTGAATTTCATTATTTAAATAAAGCGTTAGGGTTGATCATTGTTTTAAGTTCTAAAACATTATCATTCGGGTCTTTGATAAACATTGTTTCTTGTTCTAATTCTTCCCCTTTAAATCTTATGTAAGGTTCTTCGATAAATTCTATATTGTTTTTTATTAATCGTTCTTTAAGAAATTTAAATACATCTGCGTCAAAATGTACACCAAAATGAGGAACTGATACATTGCCCATATCAACTTTGTGTATTTCATGTGACCATCGTGCGGGGTGCGACGCATGTAACGTAAGTTCATTGCCCCAAAAATTTATATCGCACCATGAATCAGGTGGGTTAATTTCTGAATTACCTTTTGTACATCCTAACACATTACAATAAAAATTAATTGCCGTATCCAAATCACCTGCGAGAATTGCTAAGTGAAATCTATTTGCCATGACATGTTTCTCTCTCTAAAAATTTTTAGTGTATTCCGTTACAATCCTATATTTTTTTTGAACCTCAGTTAATGCTTCCCCATCACGGAAAGATTGTTTATCTAGTTGTTGTTTGGGATCGCCATTTGGCCAAATACGCCACGAATCATTATCTATAACATCAGCGATAACCAGTTCTTTATTATATGTTGAATATCCAACTTCAATTTTCATATCAATTAAATCAACATCAAATTTTTTCCATTCTTTTTCTATTATTTCAAAACATGGAATCATTAAATTATTTTTTATATGATCTAATGTTTTCAAATCAATAACAGGTGAAATTTTTAACAACGATTGTTTTCTAATTTGATTTCTAGGTTGTTTAGCTGGATAAAGCAACCATTCCTGTTCATGCGGATCTATTAAAGGATCTGTATATACTATACTTGTCCACTCTCCATCTTTTAAATACAATTCTCGTGCTTCATCTTCAGACATCATTTCTACGTGTTCATCTGAATACGAAGTTTCTGGATGAAATACAATCGCATGTTTATGAAAAAATTCCGTTAACAAAGGATCAAATATTTCTCCTGATGTTTTACTTGGTTCTCTTTTCAAGTAACTTCCAAATGCTCGTCTACGCATAACACATTCAATAGGTAGCATTTCACATTTTTTTGCAATAAAAGAAGTAGAATTATTTCTAGTGATATAAGCCACAGGAATATTATTCTTTTTTAATAGATGAAATACACTACACGTTTGTGCAGTTTTGTCTTCCGCTACAGGCAGATCGGCTTGTATAGCAGCATCATTTGCAGTAAGAGAATCTTTGGTTACAATTCTTACTAAATTAGGATCTGCAACTGTTTCAATTATTTTAGTTTTACCTTCGATAGTCATATTAAAATTGCTCTTCTTCTGTTGAACCTTTAATTGCACTTAGATCTGTACTTCCAGTACATATCTGCCCGACTTGATCAAAATATCCAGCACCAACTTCCCGTTGATGTTTGACAGCTGTGAACCCTCGACTCTGGGCCGCAAATTCTTTTTCTTGGAGTTCAACAAATCCTGTCATTCCTTGATCCCTATAATTTTCAGATAATTCAAACATACTGTAATTCAAAGAATGAAATCCAGCAAGAGTAATGAATTGATATTTTACATTCATATCCCCAAGTTCATCTTTAAAACTAGATATTTCTTTGTCACTTAATTTTGCTTTCCAATTGAACGATGGTGAACAATTATATGCAAACATTTTGTCTGGATATTCTTTCTGTATTTCTTGTACAAATTCTTTACATTCTCCAATATCAGGTACAGATGTTTCCATCCATATTAAATCACAATAAGGAGCATATGCAAGCCCTCTTGAAACTGCCTGACCCATTCCTGCATTTGTTTTAAAGAATCCCTCTTCAGTTCTTTCACCTGTAATAAATTTGTGGTCTTCTTTATCACTATCTGATTGTAACAATGCGCCTGATAAAGCATCAGTTCTCGCAATAATTACAGTTGGGACATCCATAATATCGGCAGCCAATCTTGATGCAATTAATTTGTTAACCATTTCTTGAGTAGAAACTAAAACTTTCCCGCCCATGTGTCCACATTTTTTAGCAGACGATAATTGATCTTCTAAATGAATCCCGGCTGCACCAGCTTCAATTAAATGTTTTACTAATTCATGTGTATTGAGAACTCCGCCGAATCCGGATTCCGCGTCAGCTACAATTGGAAGAAAGTAATCAATTTCTCCTTGTCGATCTTCCATTGTTTGAATTTGGTCTGCTCGTTGAAATGTATTATTAATTCGTTTAACTATGGTGGGAACGCTGCCAACAGCATATAAAGATTGATCAGGATACATTTGCAAACTATCATTAGCATCGCCAGCAACTTGCCATCCAGAAAGATAAACAGAATCAAGTCCCGCTTTTGCCTGTTGCATTGCTTGATTACCTGTTAATGCACCTAATGCACTAACATATTTTCGAGAATGAAATTTATCCCAAAGTTTTGCCGCACCGTTTGATGCCAGAGTATATTCTATTTTAATAGAACCACTTAATTTTTTAACATCTTGGGTAGTATAAGGTCTTTGAATATGTTTTTGTCGATCGCGGGTTTTCCACTTAGTTTCTTTTAAACTAAATTCATTATCTACCGCCATTTTATCTCCGTTGTTTAAATTTTATAAATTAAGAACCAGAATGTTTAAAATAAATATCATTAATTCTTTTTAATTCTGTTTTTACTTCATCTAATTCTTTTTGAACTAACTCATATTGTTCGCGATAATAATCTCGTTCTTGCTCAACTTCAATCCATTCCGATAAATGATCTTCTTGCGAGTGAGCCATTTTTTTCCTAAAAAAGTTATTACTTATTATCTTTTAAAGTTTCTACATATTTTGCTATAGCATGATCTAATCCATCAGTTTTAGAAATTAATCCATTATCGTTATCGGGTCCCCAATCCAAATCTTGACTATCTATAAAAAGTCCTGTGTGATAGTAAGGCCAAGGAGGAGTAAAAGGGATAGGATCGCTACGGCGAACCACGCGCCAATGAGTGGGTTGTCCACTAGACAAAACTTGAGAAGAAACTTTTGGTGATCCGTAAGAGAAAATTTGAACATTGTGACCTCTCTTGTGGAGCCACATTCCTATTATTTGAGAAATAGCCCCACCTAAACTATGACCTGTAATGTGTACAGTATGTTCAAGAGGGTATTTCATCTGATTGCCTGAGACGATAGTTCTACTTCCTTCTCTTGCAGTATCTATAGTATTCATAACACTCAAAGACGCATCTCTAAATCCTTTATGTAAATATATTCCCAAATCACTATCTTTTACTAACCTTACGTCAATATCAGATTGTACATTTTCTGCATTCGCAGTACCCCTAATAATAATTATTGATATTCCGTCTTTTTGTTTTACATCAAACGCAACCTCATCTTTTTGATCTCCACCACTATCGTAAATTTCTTTACAATATTCTGCATGTTCAATAAGTAAATCTAATGAAACTGGTAAATTTGATTTATTGCCACTGCCCAAATCATTATTGGTGTCGGGTTTACCTTTTGAACAACTACTAAGAAATAGTGTCAGTCCTATTATGATGAGTATCCAATTCTTCTTTTTTCTTCCAAGCAGTTGCACCTAATATGGCTCCGAATGATAAGTGAAACATTGCTCCAGCCCCTAAAGTAAGGGGAACCCACCTAGTCACTTTACATTCCACGCCTGCAGGATATCTTTCCTTATCGTTGCAATGCTCTTCCATTTTAATATTCCATACCAAAGGAGCAATAAAAAAATCTACTAGGCAGATGAATAAATATACTACTCCTGCCCAGTCTCTCCAATGTCTATTAATAACTTTGTTTATATTCAATATTTTTTATTCTTCCCGATTCGACCAATTACGTTGTCTGCCTGGATGTCCTGGTGATGCGAGTTCTGCAAATTGAATTCTCATGTTTATCATTTGTTTTTCCAAATCATCCAATTTTTTATAACCATCAGCAAGATCTTTGTTGATTTGTGGTATTTCCGAATCTTCTACTCGATGAAGCACTTTGTCCAAATCCATGACAGTTACAAATATCCATGATATACTCCCCACCAAAGCTACCGTAACAATTGGTAAGGCCGCTTTGAATAAGGAGTGTTCCGCTATACTTTGCATGGTTTGTACCGGCATATTATTTTTTCTCCCCTTCTTCATCTTCTGGTAGACCTGTAGCATCTTCTGCTACTTTTCCAACATCATCTATTATTTTATCCACTTTTTTAACTATTCTTTTTTCTAAATGTGGTAACAATCTGATACCACTATACCCAATCATAAATGCTATTCCAAGTGCTGTGTATGGTCCAAATTCAAATTGTTCCATCAAAGCGGGAATTGCAAATTCTGCCGCGACCCAACCTACTGCAACTGCGAGGCCTAGGCTTTTTGCTTCGCGCTTCCATCCTGTCCACTTGTGAACTAGTCCATTAGTCAATCCACCGCAACCTGATGCGAATACACAACACCACTTTGCACCAAATAATGCTAGTAAAGTTTCCATTAATCTTCCTTTTCTTTATTTGTTTCTTTGTTCTTGTTTAACATTTTTTGAAGATCTGCGGTGCTCCCAACAAACAAAGCATTTGTTACATTTTGAGGAGACCTTATTATATCTTCTTTCATAGATTGCATTGTTTTATGTAAACCAATGAGCTCCTTATTTGCATTGGTTAACTTATCTACTAATTGGCCCACTACTTCATATGCTCTAGGATGTTCTGTTTCCCTAGCAATTTCAAGTAGACCATCCATGGCATCAGAACCTCTCTCTATAATATTATAAAGATTCTCTCGCGAATATTGAAAATCTGTATCTGAATCATCATCTTCTTTTTTTTGAGGCGTAACTTTTGTTATCGGTAATTTTTCTACCGTTGGTGTTATTTCAAAAACCTCGTTTAATTTGTCATCAACGTCTTTTGTTGATAATGGCTTATCAATTGCTTCATGATCTTTCATCACTTACCTCTCATAAATTTTTATTACCAAGCGCTTGTATATCTAAGCCGGGTGCGCGCGTATCTAATCCTGTGGCAGGATCAAATTCTATTCCTTCTGCAAAAAAGTCTCTTGTTTCTGTTATTTCAAATCCACCTTCAGATGGATCTACATTTCCTACTGTTTGCATTACACGGGATTTTACTAACGCTTTGTTTCTATCCCCTCTTACTGCTTCAGTCATAATTTTTGTACTATCTTCTTCATTTACAAGATAATCTCTTTGCATAGCAAAAGCATTATCGGATTCTAATACAATATATTCTGGATCTATTGACGCCGAAACTGATGTATGCGGTATTACATGAAAATTTATAATAGATGTCCGAATAAGTTTAGTTGATACATCATCACTTCCGTCACCAAATCCTTTTCCTTTAATATTTGGATATAG